CCCAACACTTCACATCACTACCAACTCTAAACCAAACATTCATCGAAGACGCAACACACTCAGTATTACAAAGAATTCTAGCTGTAAACACAGAACCAGATATCATATTTGACGCAAACATAGACTGGAAAGCATTAAGGCCATTACCAGTATTCGGAACACCAGCACAACTAGGGAGATTCTAATGATAAAAAATATAGTAGACGTGTTATTTACAGTTCTCGAAACCGTAGAACGAGCAGGACTGATCAAGCTCTTCGGAATAGACCCCGCAACCTTAGACGCGTACCTTCAAAAGCTCCAAGACATAATCGACGGACTTTTGCCTTAAGATGGGACTACTCGATGGAATAGCTGGAGGACTCGCATCAGGAATAGGCGGAGGGCTCCTCGGAATGATAGGAGCCCAAAACCAAAATACAGCTAATTCAAACATGGCAGATCAACAAATGAGCTTCCAAGAAAGCATGTCCAACTCATCACACCAAAGAGAAGTACAAGACTTAAGAGCAGCGGGTCTAAATCCAATGCTATCAGTAAACGCAGGAGCAAGCTCACCATCGGGCGCAATGGCTTCAATGGTAAACACCATGCAGCCTGTTCAACAAGGATTTTCAAACGCAATAGATTCGGCTCAAAAGGCTAGAGGCCTCGCACAAGGAGACACAGGACTTGGAATTCAAAAAAGTAAAACAGACTCGGACATAACAGTAAATGCAGCTAACAAAGCCCTATTAGATAAAAGGACAGCCACCGAGAGCTCAAACGCAAGAGCGGCTTCAGAAACCGCAGATCAAGCGGAAATGATGTCAGAACGGATCAGAGCTGGCCAAGATGCTGCAGTAAAAATAGCACCTTACCAACCCTACATAGACACAGCAGGAAAAGTAATAGGAATAGGAGTAAACGCCTTAGAAGGCGGATCAGCAATGGGCGCAGCAATGAAATATATGCGACAACCAGGAGCAAGAATAAACCCAGAAACAACAGGTACATTCAACAAAAGCACCGGAGAAATACACAAATGAAACAACAAACTGAATATCCAAATAGAATAAAAATAAAAGGAACACAATGGTACAAAAATAAAACACAAGGAGAAATAGACTGGGGACCTAGTCTAACATCTCAAGAATTTAAAGACGAATGTAACACAGAAAAAATACTCGAAAAATACGCCTCAGCAGGCCTACCGCTACCCTCAGTACCCGTAGAGGCAATATACAAAGACTGCACAGACATGCGAAACCTTCAAGCACATCTAAATCACGCTAGGGCAATGGTACAAAATGCGGAAGAAAATTTCATGCAACTTGACGCAAAGCTTCGAAAGAAGTTCGACAATGACGTAGCCAAGATGGCAGAGTGGCTTGCGGACCCTGAAAATGACGAGGAATCTCGTAAACTTGGCCTTCGGGAACCGAAGGCGCTCGATAAACCACTTGATGTAATAGAGCGGACTGACACCAAGAGTGGCAGTCCAAGACCCCCGGAGGGGGAAAAGGGGGATTAAACCCCCTTTAAATATCTCCTATGAGGATGATCCTCAAAGGGAACCGGGATGACCGGAAGAGGAGCACAAACGTTATGAAAAGACATAAAGTATCAATGAAAAAATCCAAACGTGTCTTTAAGTCGACAGCTCAAAGAACACACAAAAAAAATATTAGAAGAAATATGAGTAGAGGGGGAATTCGACTCTAGTGGATAACTCCTGATGGATAACTCCCCTTCTCGGCTGGCTTAACGCCGCCGACGGGGTTTATCCACAGGTTTACCCACATAGTCGGCGAACGAACGAAGTGAGAGAGAAATGAAGTACATCGCGTCAAAAAACATGTCAAGTGAAAAAAAGTGAAATCTCATGGGATGCTCTTATCCGATACATGGCTACAGAAAAAGGGTACCAGAGGCCTCAGGGAAATTCAAAATGACAATAAACCCTGCAGAAGGAAACACGGCATACCCAATGACAGTACCTTGTGGAAGATGCACAAGATGCAGACTAGAAAAATCAAGACAATGGGCCACAAGATGCATACACGAAGCAAAAATGCATAAAAACAATTGCTTCATAACACTAACTTACGATAACGAACACCTACCAAAAGGAAAAACACTAAAAAAAAGAGACTTCCAACTCTTCATAAAAAGGCTAAGAAAAAAACATGGAAAAGGCATACGATATTACCATTGTGGGGAATACGGAGACAGAACACAAAGACCCCACTACCATGCATGCCTTTTTGGATTCGATTTCAAAGACAAAAAAGCTTGGAAGGATAATCTCTATACATCTAGAACACTCGAACAACTGTGGCCGATGGGCTTTAGCACTATTGGTAACGTTACATTCGAATCTGCTGCCTATGTGGCTCGCTACATACTTAAAAAACAATATGGAACAAAAGCAATTGAACATTACAACGTTATCAATAAATCCACAGGAGAAATAATAAACGAAAGAGAACCAGAATACACAACAATGTCCAGACGACCAGGCATAGGAGCAACCTTCTACGAAAAGTACAAGGACCAAATAGAGAGAACAGGCGAAATCGTAATAAACGAAAAAAGAATAAGAACACCAAGATTCTACGACTTAAGAATCGAAAAAAATAATCCAGAAGCATACAAAAAGATTAAAACAAAAAGAAAAAAACAGGAAATAAAAAACAAAGTTGACAACACGCCAGAAAGATTAATAGTAAAAGAAAACGTAGCTAGACTAAATCAACGAGATAGGAGAAAACTAGAATGAACGTATATGCAATTAAAGATAAACGAACCAACGAATACCAACAACCGCTGGTATTTGCCCATGTCGCAGAAGCTTCACGCTTCTTTGAAGACCTGGTTAATAACCCACAAACTCAACTAGCCAAATGGCCATTAGACTTCCAATTAGACCAAATCGGAACTTACGACCAAAAAACAGGAAAAGTGACACACCTACAACAAGAAATCTGTCAAATAATTGACTTGAAAAAAAAGGACAGACACGACAATAATGACCCAGTGGAACCTATCAGACGAGTAAACTAAATCCTTCGTGGTCGCGGCCCGGCGGCATAAAAATAGGGCCAATGGAGCTCAATGAAAAACACAGGCGCAAGAACAAAAGACAAAGTCTTCACCAACATACAAAACATCACAGTCAACAGATCAGCCTTCGATCTATCACACAGAGTAAAATCGGCCTTCAGTGCCGGATACCTAGTTCCGTTTTTCAACGAACTAGCTTATCCAGGCGACACCTGGCAAGTACAATGTAATCTATTCGCAAGGCTGTCGACTCCGATCGTCCCATTCATGGACAATCTATTCATCGACACCTTCTTCTTCGCCGTACCAATTAGATTGGTATGGGCACACTTTAAACTCTTCATGGGAGAACAAGTAAACCCCGGAGATTCTATAAGCTACACCATTCCCCAAAGTGTAAGCCCAACTGGTGGCTACACAATTGGGTCAATCCATGACTACATGGGACTCCCAACTACAGGAACAAATGCTGTCGGGGGAGGGAACACAGTCACACATAATAACCTCGCTCTAAGGGCAGAAGCACTAATCTACAACGAGTGGTTTAGGGATCAAGATATAATCAATTCAGTAACAGTAGACACAGGAGACGGACCAGACACTTACAGTAACTACACACTTAAAAAAC